CAGCGTCTGCCGTTGTAGGTGTAGGTGAAACAACAATTCTTTGTTCTCTTTTTGCTACAGTTGTATTTGTATCTGTATATTGATCAACTTGTACTCTCTTAATAATCTTTTGATTAGTAACAGGACCATATAGATAAATCTTTGCTGTAAAGTTTAGAGTGTACATAATAGCACGTCTCTCTACAAAAGTACCCTCATATGTATCTTCATATGATACATCATTTAATATAATAGGTACGTCTCTTACAATATCAAGAGTAGGTATTACATTTAGTGTAACTGTATAATCTGGTTGAAAGGTAGGTAATATTTGTTCGACAATCTGTAATGCGTCTTCACTATTTTTTGCCATTGCAAATAAACTAAAACCTACATTGTACGGTACAGGCATATAAGCATGTTGTAATGATTTACTATCTGCACCTTTTACTTTTTTAAATTTTTGCATCCTATTTAACTTTCTTGTAGGATCATATTGTAGTGTAGTCATTTCAAATCCTATTCTAGGTAAAGTTAAAGCAGTTGTTGCAACATTATCAGCAGATCGTGCTGAGTCTTGTTCTATTCTTACTAAGAACTTTTGTTTTGGTCCATACGCCAAAGGTACTTTCATTTTTTGTATTGTTTTACCTGAACTGTTTTTACGATAAACGTATAGATCATTGAATAAAGTACCAAACGCAACAACGGTCTTTCTTATCAATTCATGGTATTGAGCATCCTTAAACATTCTTTATCTCCTATTTTCTTACATCACCAAAAGGATTTCTTTCTGAGAAATCAAATATATCATTATCTGAATCAAAGTCATCTAATCCTGCTGCTGTGTCAAACGATTTGTTATCACCGTAGTTTGTATCAGACGCCAAGTTTTCTGTTACGGCATCCTCAAGTATTATATATTCTAGATAGTTAGGGTCATCTTCAAGTATCATATTATCACCATCAGTTTCGTCAACGATAGTATCACCTGCTTCTGATAACAGAGCATTAACATCACCTGCGATATTTTCTGATAGTAATGCACCTGAACTTGTTGTGCCACTTTCTAGAGTAATTTGATTTTCTAAAACATCTTGTGTTATAGCGTCTAGTTTTTCATCAATATCAAGTACACCAGTATCAACACTTTCTGAACTGTATTCCCAAGCAGAACATTTAAGTTTGAAGATAGGCAGATCATTAATCTGATACATTGGATCCTCATCTTCAACATAATCTACTTGCCAAAACTTTTTGAATAAAGGCATCCATATAATGTCACCTTCTCTAGGTCTGTTTATTGACAATGTATTGGAATCATTATCTACTAATATTTCGAATTGTCTTCTTGAAACAACAAAAGTTAATTCGTCTCTTATCTCAAGCCCAAACTTACCTATTAAGTCACCTTGTCCTGCAAAACCATTTACATCTTCTACATACATTTCAATAGAGTATGCGTCAGTAAATTTATCTGTAGTGTTTCCTAATATATCATCTTGCGATATATTCTCTCTTGGCATATAATAGACATCATTACCAAAAACTTTTAATTGTTCTATGATTAAATCTTCGTATAGATTTTTTTCTGCATGTGTACCATGACTGAAATAAGTATTTCGCATAGCACTATCCTACCATATAGTTGGGTGGTAACTCATAAGAGAGTTGTATTTGTTCTTCTAATTTTTGTATTTCTTCTAACGCTTGTGTGTAAATTTGTTCACCGTTCATTTGCACACCACCTAACATTGCAACACCTTGAAACTTAATTAAGTTAGAACCCCATTGTCTTTTGACTAGTTGTATTAAATACTTCTTTAAAAAGATATCATCAAATACGTCTGTAAAAGTAGAACCGTCTAACTTACGATAACACTCGATTACAATAAAATCTCCTGCTGATACATCATTCTGCCAATCCATATCAATGTATAATCTATTCTTATGTTGATTAAATCTTAATGGTCTTTCGCCTACTAGTATATGATCTAATAAATCTAAATGTCTTAGTGTCATATCATAGTGTATAATACTTGTAGATGAAAAATCATATAAATCATTTAATCTTAACTGATATCTTACATCAAATAAATTTAGTGCTGCCTTATCAGTAAAAGGAAAAATCTTTATGACCGACATAACATTTGAAGGCATAGGTATGTAATTTTTTTGTTCTTTGAAAGACGCTGTAACTGTACTGTCTGCTGTGTCTGTTACAGTTGATAATGTTTCGTCTGATCTTGCTCTTGTAATATCATCTGCTGTAACTTGATATTTAAGATACATTCTCTCTGTACCATCATAATGATACTGAGCAAAATATTGTAGTGCTTCGTCTATACGATCCTCTACTTGATCATCTTCTACATTTATCTCGATAACAGGTTTACCTAATGCTCTTAGGGCATACTGTTTAAGTGTTTCTCTTGTTGTAATCGGGTTATTCTGTGCCATGTTATAGTCCTTATCTGACTATTTATATTAACCTAATGCTATCGCTTGTGCAATTGCAAAAGAAGATGACGCTTTTGCGTCTAATTGTGTTTGAACATTACTAGATACACCATCTAAATGACCTATTTCTGTAGCAGTTACAGCACTTACAGATACATCA